ATAGTGTTGATGCAGAAGCAGAACTGACTTCAATGTTAAGTGAATACATTTCGATGGAAATCGATTTGGAAATCCTTGATATGTTGAAACAGAATGCTAACGCTAAGACCGAATATTGGTCAGCAAAAACTGGTTTTGAGTATGATTCCGCAAACTCTGTATTTAGTGAAGTGAGTGGTAATTCCAACGCTTACACTAAAGGTGAGTGGTTCCAGACTCTTGGAAACAAACTACAAGCAGTTTCTAATGTAATTCATCAGAAAACTCTCCGTGGTGGGGCTAACTTTATCGTAGTCTCTCCTGAGACCGCAACGGTAATTGAGAGTATTCCTGGATACGCAGCAGATACAGATGGTGATTCGAGTAATACATCATACGCAATGGGTGTACAGAAGGTTGGTTTATTGAGCAACCGGTACACTGTATATAAGAACCCTTATATGTTAGAAAATGACATATTACTTGGTTTCCGTGGAAGTAATTTCCTTGAAACTGGGGCTGTATACGCACCGTATGTTCCGTTAATCATGACACCGCTTGTTTACGATCCGGTTAACTTTACTCCCCGCAAGGGCGTAATGACCAGATACGCAAAGAAAATGGTACGTCCGGAATTTTACGGAAAAGTCATCGTCGCAGATGTCAACTACGTTTAATTCATAGCAGATTAAATAACGAAAAAAGGTTGGGAATTTTTCCTGACCTTTTTTTGTGCCTATTTGATACTTATTACTATACGGAGGTTTTTATGGAAACAATATATAAATTAACAAGTCCAAGTGGTAAGTATTACATTGGAAGATCAAAAGAATATGATGAACGGATGAAACAGCACGGTTCTCGTTCTAAAACAGGTGATGAAATTGTGTTATATCGTGCTATTAGGAAATATGGTTGGGAAAACTTTGATAAGGAAATCATTGCCGAGGTTGCAAATAACGAAGCTGTAGAATTAGAGGAGTTTTTTATCAAAAAGTATAATGCCGTTAAAAATGGGTATAACATGACCTACAAAGGTTGTGGTGGAGACATATGGAGCGGAAGGAGAGATACTATTGAATATAAAGAATACTGTGAGTTACAAAAAGAATTACAATCAGGCGAAAAAAATGCTATGTATGGAAAAACTCATAGTGAAGAAACTATTGAAAAATTGAGGGAACTTTCTACTGGCTACAAAAACGGAATGTTCGGTAAAAAGCACGGACAATCTACAATTATAGAAATGAAGAAAAAATCAGTAGGTAGGTTTTCACTTCATTGGTTTCAAGACAGATACGGGATAGAAGAAGGGCAGGTTAAATATGATGAGAGATGTGAGATGTTAAGGAATCGTAAGTTAAAGAAGGATAGATACGGAAGATTTATATCTTCCTGATATTTATATACAGAAGGGAATTTGTTTTAAGTTCCCTTTTTTTGTGCCGTTATATTTATAGTTGAGTAATAATATCTTTTTTAGGAGAATATAATATGGAAGCTATATGGCCAGGAAGTGGTTCAGCAGTAAGTGGAAATACACCATTTGGGTTGTATGATAGTGATACAACATTTCAGTCTGATGCACCAAAATTTGCAACTTGGGCATCTCGTAGGCTGGGTTATCCAATTATGGCAATTGAGTTACAAGATGTACAATTTTATACTTGTTTTGAAGAATCTATTACAGAATATTCGGCACAAGTCAATCAATTTAATATTAGAGAGAATTTACTCTCATTAAAAGGTCAGGCAACAGGTTCAAATGTCACTCATAAGGTCGTAACACCAAATTTATCCAGTAATATTAGAATTGCAGAACAATATGGTACAGAGGCAGGAGTAGGAGGAACAGTAGATTTTAAGAGTGGTTCTATTACTGTGGATAGTGGTTCACAAGTTTATGATTTAAATTCATTATGGGCAACACCATCAGAAAGTGGGGAAGCTATAGAAATTCGTAAAGTATATTACGAAGCGGCACCGGCAGTTCATCGATATTTTGACCCATATGCGGGTACAGGAGCTGGTTCTTATAATATGTTAGATAGTTTTGGTTGGGGTGGAATGACCCCGGCTGTTCAATTCATGATGATGCCGATATACGCAGACCTTTTGAGAATACAAGCAATTGAGTTTAATGACCAAGTAAGAAAATCAGCATATACATTTGAATTGAGAAATAATAAAATAAGAATTTTTCCAAATCCAGCATCAAGTTATAAGTTGTGGTTTGAATATATCTTAAAAGGTGATAGGGATAATCCATTACAGACTCAATTTGGTCAGGGAATAAGTAGAGTTTCTGATTATTCTAATGTTCCATATGATAATATGCAATATCAATATATTAATGATGTTGGAAAACAATGGATTAGGAAATATGGACTTGCGTTATCAAAAGAATTACTTGGAATGGTTAGAAGTAAATATGGTTCTATTCCAGTTCCAAATGCAGAGACAACTCTTGACGGTGATACGTTACGAGGAGAGGCAACAACAGAAAAAGAAGCTTTGGTAATTGAACTTCGCGAAAATCTTGAAGCAGCAAGTAGAAAAATGATGTTAGAGGCAGATAGTGAAGAATCAACTCGATTACAAGAAAAATTACAAAAAGTTCCATTACCAATTTACATAGGATAACATTATGGCAGGACGATTTTTACCACAAAGAGATTTAAACGTCTTTGAACGGGTAAATAAAGAACTGATTGGTGATCTTAGACTCGGCAAAGACGGGATAATAAATCAACAAGTAGTTCTTTATAAAGTATCAGTTCAAGATACTCAAACAAATATGTATGGTGAAGCCGCTGGTGGTAAGAAGTGGAAAGATGGTGTTAAGTTTGCCTGTTTAGTAGATGCAGCTGATTTTGATTGGAATAATGATGAATTTGGACCAGACGAACAACAAAATGCAGATTTTCATATTTTACGACAGTCTCTTATTGATTTATCATTAGTTCCAGAACTTGGTGATGTGATTGAATGGAATTGGGCATATTTTGAAATTCAATCTATAAATGAAAATCAACTCATCGGAGGATTACAGGATAATAATTGGACTGTGAGTTGTGGAACATTCAGAGTTAGATTTTCTAATCTTAACATTGAAAGGATACGGAGTATCTAATGGCAAGACAAAAACCAGTACCAAGAAGTCAAAGAAAAGTTGTAAATCGAGCTTTTCAACATAAACAAGAAGATACTATACAAGATGTATCAGTAAGTTTGATGGACATGGATAGTGCAATTATGTTCTATTTTGAGAATGTTATCAAACCATCAGTTGTTGAAAATGGAGAAACTGTAAAAGTTCCTATAATGTATTCTTCTCCCGAAAGGTGGGCCGCAGTTCAAAAGACTGGTTTTATGAGGGACAGAAAACGTCAAATTATATTACCAGCAATTGCATTCAGACGAACTGGAATGGAAAAAGATGATACAATGTCAGTTGATAAGATGGATCCTGAAGAACCAAAACTTCATTATTCTTTTGAACGAAAATATAACGCAAATAATAGATATGATAATTTTACAGTTCAACAAGGATTATTACCACAAAGAGAATACTATAATGTAGCAATGCCAGATTATATGGTGTTAAGTTACGATTTTATCGTTTGGACTCATTATATTGAACAAATGAATAAATTGATTGAAAGAATTAATTGGTCTGCAGGTTCTTATTGGGGTGAACCCAATAAAATGAGATTTAGAACTAATATTGATAGTTATTCAGATGCAACAGAGGTTGCAGACGCAGAAAGAATAATTAGAACGGAGTTTAGTGTTACTCTTAAAGGATATTTGATACCAGAGGCATTTAATGAGTTAGCAGGACCTCATACGATGCAAAAATATATTACTCCTAAACGAATTGTAATGGGAATGGAAACAGATGTTCCTGTTGCACCGTTAATGGATGAATTACTTGGGGGAGATACGTTTCCGGGAGCAGCATCACAAGTATCAGCAGGTGGAACTGAAGTTATTACTTTGTCCAATCCATTTACTCTATCGTCAGGAACTGGTATAATACTTACTGATGA